GCATTGTTTTCACGCCTCTTACTGTTTTGCCGATTTCATCAGCAATTTCTTCAACAGTCATGCCGTCAATGTCGACACCTGCTAAAGGGTCAGCTTTGCTTGAACCTTTGGTTTCTTTCTGCTTAGGAATAGCATTGATTTCACCAGCTCTTAAGAGTGATAAAGCTTTTCCTCTGATTGAGTTAACACTTCTGCCTAAAGCTTCTGCGATATCCTCAATAAACGCACCATCATTAACTAATGATACGAACTGTCCTTCTTCCTGTTCGTTATAAGACTTAACAGTCTCAACTTTAGGTGCAGGTTTAACATGTTCTGTTAACTGCATAGAAAGGATTTTACCTTGAATTGACTTAGCTGAAAAAGCTCCGCCTTCAAAGTTTGATGCAATTTCTGCATATGTGTAAGAACCACTGTTGTCTTGCACAAAGTTTGCAAGAGTTGATTCTTGCTCATCTGAGAAAGATTTAGTTGCTGAAGCTGAAGCTAGTTCAACATCAAAACCCATCTTTCTTAGTTTTGAACTAACACTTCTTACTGAAGTTTCTAGTTCTTCTGCAGCGTTAGCTACAGTTGCCTGTGATACAGGGCTTTCTCCACCGATGAAGTCTGTCAATTGTTGAGTTCTTTCATCTGTCCATTTTGGTAATGCCATTTTAATATTCCTCTATTAAATGTTTTATATTTGTTATTATTAAAACACCTCGGTCACGAGCTGTCTGTGTTTTTGCTGACTCAATGCCTGACTCATTTATAAGATGAGTACATTCTTTTGTCAGACTTGATTTTACTACAAATCCGTATGACTCTAGTACTTGCGTAGCATGAGCCTTTGTAGGGTAGCTTTTTAACTTACCTGATATACATACAACACCTGTGACCTCTTTCTTTTTATTAATTTTATTATTCCAATTGAAGGGTAACGTGTCTTTGTATCTGTTAGGATAAAATTCAGTCTCCATAAAGTTTACCAAGTTAGCTGATGCTTTTGGTCCGATACCTGCCTCAGTACAACTGTTCTCGCTAATATCTTCGATGTTTGATATTGTATCGCATAATTTTTGAGAAGCCGACCGACCAATAAGTGGTATTGAGAAAGCAGGCAGAATATCTACCAGCTTGCTACTCTTTGACTTTTCTAGTTCATCAATGAGTTTCTCAGCTAATCTTTGAGACCCTAATCTATCTTGTACGTCAGATACAGTAAGTTCATAAAGCTCGGGCAATGATTCAACACCTAACTTATTGATAGTTGCTGGCCCAAGCCCTTTAATTTTAAGAGAAGATGAAAAGGACTCTAACTTTTTACTCCACTGCGCAGGACACTTCGTGTTTCTGCAGAACAACTGCTCGTTTACTAACTCCAGTATGGAGTCACAGCAAGGACAGTTAGTCGGTGGTATAATTGTTGTCATTTCTTTTCTCTCTCAAATATATAATATATTATACAAAAAGTTTAACCTCATGTCAAGAACTTTTTTTGATGAGGTAACGGAAAAACACCAAACCAAATTTTTAATCTTCCTCATAGATATGAGTTTCCATTTCAATGTTTCTGTGTTTATAGTAAAAGTATATCGCTTTTACTTTTTTAACTAATCTGTTTATCCAATTCTTTATCATAAATATCCTTTATTATTCTGTCAGCCATTAGTTGGTGACCATCCTCAAGTGGGTGGTCTTTTGGGCCAAATGCTGCTTTGTGTCTTTGACACATGGTATAGAAGTCTTCTGTTTTTAACTCAGGTATCAATTCCAACCACTGTTGTCTACTTAACGAAGTCTCTTCCCATATAATGTTCGTAGCTTCGTAATACTTTTCATCTAGTGTATGTAATGCATGGGTCAATTGTCCCTTAGATACAAAATAATGTAAGCTAGGTATATCTAGTGCCTTACAATATTTTTTCATTGCATTAATAAAAGTAAGCGTTTGTATTAGGTTATACCTTATGTTTCTCACATAAATTCCATAATTCGACAAACCTAAATGATGTTGTCTAGTCATATCTGGATGTTTCACTATTTGACTAAACTCAGGATTGATTTGAAGTTTTCTTCTATCAAAACCGAATGAAGACCACCCAGCATTTCTCCATAAATTTCCTTCAGCTAAATACTCGAATCTGTTTGGAGTTGTCCAAACAAATACAGCAAGTGTTGGGTTATGAGTTGCTAAATAATGTGTTGATGTTCTAAATATTCTTTCATTACTTCCACCTACTTTAGATTGTTTTCTGCATTTTACGTTAAAGTGTTTACTTACTAAATGCGGAAATCCATCTTCCATCGGATGTACTAACTCCATTCCTTGTACAAAACTGCACCCATTCCAATATATCATAAAACTTTTACTTTATACCTCTCTTCAAATTGCTGGGCATGTTCCCATGTATTTACCATTGGCTGTCCTTTTATATTTAAACTTGTATTCAATAACATTGGTACTTTAGTAAGTTCGTACCATTCTTCTAGTATAGGTCGTAGTATTGACTTAGAGTCTTTTCTAACCACTTGTACTCTTGCTGTTCCGTCAACGTGAGTGACTGAGTTGTAATCATGTTTAGCTTTCGCAACATATTGCATATACTCATTGCAATGCCCTTCAAAGTATTCATCTACAAACTCCTCCAATATCGCGGGAGCGAAGGGTCTAAACTTTTGCCGTTTCTTAACATCATTGACTGTGTCTTTGATGTCATAACGACAGTCACCAAGAAGACTACGATTACCCAGCGCACGAGGTCCAAATTCTGCTTTTCCATTTGCTACTCCACATAGTCTATTGTTACTTAGTTCTCTTACTACATCTAAAGGATTTATATTTCTTTGTATATTATATCCTAAAAACATATCTTTAAATTCTACTCGCCTTTTTGTATGTGCTAGTATGCAACCTAGTGCACTACCTGCATCCCCTGGATTTGGAAATATCCACATATTTTTAAACTTCTTACGAATCTTAGAGTTTGCTACACAGTTCAGTGCAACTCCTCCACCATACGCAACGTTATCTCCATACCTTGCGGCTCTATCGAATATCTGTTCGATTTCATACTCTAAATGTAGCTGTGCTGAGGCAGCGATGTCCTCAGGTGCTCTAAACATCCACTTTTTCCAAGGGATGCCTTTGTGTAAATTTGTATGTATAATATCACTCATATTTATACAAGGACTACCATACGCAGCCATACCCATAGTTATGTACTCATCTTCATTAGGTTTAAGTCCTATACGTTTAGTTATAGCACTATAAAATAATCCTAATGACCAAGGGTATTCTCGACTCCATACTTTTTCTCCATCAACCCATATACTTGCTGTATCATACTCTCCAATCGCATCAATTACTACTGTAGCATCTGGTACGAAAGGCGCTGTATAATACGCTGCAGCCATATGGCTTTCATGGTGTTTCATGTGAGTGTGTATATATTGACCAGCAGAACTAGGTAACATTCCGTATTTCTTTCTACGTTCATTCTTTAATTTAGTATCTTCGTAGAATATGGTTGTAGTATTTGCTGTTAACTTTCTTAAGTTTAAAGGTAGACGTTTATCATTTTTGACACGAGTGTACCTCTCCGCTTGTGCGGCAAAGAGTATTTGGTTTCCTTCTACGACTGCAATAGATGCATCGTGAAACCCTTCACTAATCCCTGTAAATTTCATCTTTCTTGGGGAAGCTGTGTAGGATTTTCGAGTCCATTGTAAAGCATTCCGTATGCCCTCCAAAATGGTGGGCGGTTTTGTGTCTGTCATTCTTGTACATTTTGTGTAGTTTCTGTTCCCATCTCCAACAGTTGTATATCGTTCCTGTCCAAATCCTCTGTATTCTGATGTCGTAGTTTGTAAATCCACGCCCTCGTTTTACTACGTCTTTGAATGTTCGCCCTTTTGCGATTCCGACTTTTATTGTTTCTCGTTCCCATGTTGCCTTATTTACTAGCACTATCCCATAGAGGACGCCTTCTTTTTCTTTTTCCCACGGATGGTTTTCAAAAAAAGTTTTATTATATACTCCACCACCCATGTATTATACTCGTTTTACAATTCGAGGTATGATTTCTCCACTACGAATAACTTCTACATTACACCCTATCTCTAGGTCTAGTGCTTCGATATATCCGATATTGTGTAAGGTGGCACGGCTAACTGTTGCCTCTCCTATCACACATGGCTCTAAGATTGCGACTGGTGAAACAGCACCTGACTTCCCGACATTCCATTCAACATCTAAGAGTCGAGTAACTACTCCTGCCTGTCTTGTCTTCAGAGCGAAAGCTCCTCTTGGATGGTGTGAGGTGTGGCCTAATGTTTCAAAATATATATTAGAGTCGACCCTTACAACTTTACCATCGTGAGGAAATTCAGTCCAATCACTTTCTGTGACAGTGTTAAATCCCATATCTTTTACCATAGTCATATCTTCAATCCAATCAACACAAATTGCTGGTTGAATACCATAAGATATAAATGTAAGATTACGAGATTTAAATTCTTCTAAGTCCTTTAGATTCAAAGCACCACTCGCATAGTTTCTAGCGTTTGGTATTTCTTTTGGTGCAACGACTTCTCCAGTAATCTGTTTCAGTCCTTTACTCCATATTTGATTTGGTACTAAAGTTTTCATTTTTCCAGTAATATCTAATCCTTCTCTGCCATCTCCACGAGTTAATGCCTGTGTTAGTTCGCCATCTATGTATGTAATAGACACAGCTGCGCCATCCAACTTGGCAGTCATAATGTGTGGTTGTTTGGAATCCCAATCTGGTTCTTTATCTTCTCCGATAAAGACTTTCTGTAATGAATACATTGGGTAAGGATGTTTGAATCGTGAATCTAGAGGTGCAAAGCCGCGAAAGCATGTGTCTTGAGGTTTATATCCTACTTGTGTTTCTAATGCGGTATTCTCTACGAGTCTATCGTATACTTCGTCAGGTAATATAGGATTACCCTCTGCATACTTCTGATTACATAATTCTAGGTATTCTGTCTTATTCATAGATATATTATACAGAATTTTTAAGGATTTGTCAAGTATTATTTTTTAGAGCTATAGGTATATCTTATCGAGAACTTCTTTGAAATGAGTTTCTAGCACTCCTTTGACCTCTGATATTGAAAGAATCTCAACCAACGCCTCAAATAGTCCACGACTATTATTAAAGTCTAAAGGCATGGCAATGCCGTCCTTGGTAGGTTTCCATTCTTCATCAAAGTCTTGATAATACTTTCTAATATGTAGATACTCTGTTCCACGAAAAGTATTTATCATAACGAATACTTTTTCAGATTTTGCTTCGTTATAACTTATTTCTTTTTCATAGACAGCTGGTGCTTCATGTAGTTCTATCATTTTTCAATATCCTTGATAGAGGTACAATAGAAGTTACATTGTCAGGGACTAACAATCTATAAGAGTCAGTATCCCAACAAAATAATAATACTTGTTTATTATTTGGTTTTGCTCTATTTCTTTTAGATTGTATATACTTATTGTCAAAGTCACTCGTGCATACGTTATATTTTAGCCTACGACTGTTTTGACTTCTGTATGTGACGATTGCATCCCCAGCATCGTCTAATTTTCTAACAAAATCTTCTTTCTTCATGTGATTCCTGTTGGTAGGTTAATATCTATTACCGTCCAATCATGGTGTCACTCTGTAAGGTGATTCCTTTAGATGTAAAAAAGTGCGGACAGTCCGAAGACTGCCCACATTCCAGGGGTATTAATCGTTAAGTTTGTTGATTAAGTTAGTGAAGTATACTGCTGCTTTACCTGTAAGTTTACTTACAATAGCACTATCTGCTTCTTCGCCCATATCACTAATAGCTTTAATCAAACCATCTTGTGCAGCTGCGACATTTACTCTGCCACCGCCTCCACCTGATGAGGATTTGACTGCTGGTGTTTTCTTAACATAAACACCTGCTTTTGTTAGAATCATTCTGACACCATTTGGGCTCTCGCCTAATTCTTCAGCAATCATCTGTACAACTTCCATGCTATTCTCTGGAGTTGGTTCTTCAGCAGTATACATTTCAACTGCTTGTTCTTTACTTTCGTCTGTCCACGCCATGTTTCTTTTCCTTTTTAATGTGTAGTTTTGTTTGTATTCGGCAAGAGTTGAGGTATTACGATAACCTGGAGCCCAACCTGTGGTCTCTAGCATTTGTTGGTAAAATCTGTCACTCATTGCTTATTTCCTTAATATAAATATATTATACAAGAATTTTAAGCATGAGTCAAGAACTATTTTTTAGTAGCTAAAACCGTAGGTAAGTATATCATCTTTGAATACTTCAGTAATTACTTGTTTACTTTTTAAAGTGTACCAACTTCTCCAGTCCGTTATTGTTTTTTGACCTTGCATAACTGATGTATCTTTTACATCTAGCTTTAAATTTTTTAATTCATTTTCCCAGTCATCAAATGCAATTAGTTCTATACATTGTTTATAAGCCTCTACTTGACTAACTAAATTATTTTCTTGAATCCACTTATCAAACCCAATCCAATTTAGTCCGTGCATATAATGAAAGACAGCACGTTCATAAGGGTTTCTTATGACACCTATCTTTGTACTCCCTATTTCTAGTATTAGTACTTGATTCATCTTTTAAGCAACTTGCGTAAAGCTTGTAGCTTTTCATCAGCACTTGCAAGTTGTTCTACCCACTTATCAAACTCAGGTAATAAATCAGAGTGTTCTCCAATACCTACTGAGTTTTGAAAGTATGTTTGTAGCACTGCTTGTGCTTCTTTAATCTGTGCTATATACTTTGCTTCGAGTGCATCGTAGTAGGGGTTTCCTATATACGCCATTATTCTTCTCCTAATAATCCTTTCAGAAATCCATTCTGATATCTAATCCTGTGATTCTCACTTAGCATAGCTGGTAGTGAAAATGGTACTAGCAAGATAGCGAAGATAAATACTACGCTGTAGGAAACAAACCATTGTTTTCTTACTATATGCCCATGAGGTACTCTCCTCATTACGGGATAATAAATTGTGTAAAGTTGTAATAACCATGCAGAAAGCCACATGGCTATAATATATTCTGACATAAATGTCCTTATTACATATACTCTCGTAAATGTCTTAGACTGCCCATCTCATAAGATGCTAGACAATATTGTTTGCCTGCAAAACTTAGATATGGAAAGTACGTATCTTTTAAATCTTCTTGTGTACACTCTATTGTATCTACTAAATACACTCTGTACCCTCTTTCATCTGCCAATTCAGGCTTCAGTTCTCTCTTAACTATAGCAGGATAGTTTTGTCTAATTGCCCAAACTTTTTCTTCGGGTTTAAACTCCTCTGCTACACACTGTTCTGGTAACATAGCATTTCTTCTTCCTTCATAGTCTGTCATTGAGAGCTTTTGAGGTACTCCAATTCTATCAATGATACCTTTTACGAAAGCAGGAGAACGATACAACCCTTTGGCTATATCTGATATTGTAGCTCCTTCCAAGTACATCGCTACTGCGGATGAAATCTCTTGTGGTGTTGCTGCTTTACCTTTGTTCTGTGCTTTTCGTTTTGCACGAAACTCCATAGTCTCGTTAAATTCTGTTATAATATTACTTAATCTTGTTGTGTTGTAAGCAATATTTAATATACCACAAGCTTCCTTCTTGGTAATGGGTTTACTACCATCCGTTGGATTTAATAACTCAATTACCTTGGTTATATTTGCCTGTGTAAGATTTTCGTGTTTTTTCGTTCTCATATGTTGCCCCTAGTAAAATTATTCCGTAATGTAAAATCTTTAATAAGTCTGCTGTGTTCTTTCCTTCTTTCTTTCCATATCTCTGTGCATACTTTATTATGTTTCCTAGACAGAAACTTTCTCCATGCCCTGCGTCAAATATGAACTCAGTAGACTGTATTTTATTCATACTATAATGTCCACCGTACGTGGATTCAATATAGGTTTGAAGCGTTTTGAGTGCTTCGTCCTCGTTAAACTTATTGCTGTTGTATTCTGTCATCATACTCCCCTCTTTCTACCATAAAAAAGCAAACTTGTACAAGTCTGCCTGTCTTTTTGTCATAACCCCAACCTGCATTTGAAGGCGCATGCCAATATCTTGCAGGGTATACTAATGCTCTATTGTATATATTTGCTGAGAACATATGTAAATCAAAGTTAGGGTGTCCTTTCCAAACATCTTTAAATCCTGTAGAGTTATCAAAAGTCACTTCTTTTGTTTTCCAAATTGTTTTTGATTTTCTACTTCTAAAAAATGCAGTACCCGCTGTAGGGTCTGGCTCAGGGGATAGATATATAACTGCGGCATACTCTGTACCTCCAAGTCTATTCTCCCTGTCCATATAGGTTGCATCATGATGAATCCAATTTTGAGGAGACTTATCTCTAATAGTTCCTAGTGTAAACGCAGCGTTGCTAGTATTGTGAGGAAAGTTTATCATGTTTCTATTTAACATATGTGATAATTTATTCCTAACATATATCCTGTTCTCTTTCGAGAATGTTCCTCTAGTTCGCTGACCTGGGAACTTTGTTTGCATACCCATTTGACCTGGGTGAAAGAACATAGCAAGTGCCTGTTCTCTCACTTTATCAGGTTCAGGGTAGAAATTATCTTGGACTACTATTCTCACTTTTGTAATTCATTTAAAGTTTCAATACCACCAACTATTTTTAATAGATACTCTTTCTTATCAGCTAAGTCTTCTTCTAATAAATGTATCTCTTGTCTAGTCTTTGCTTGTTGTGTTTCTAAATTACTTAAAAGCATATCAGATTTAGACATAGTTTCTAGTGGCTCGTCTGTTATTCCTAGTAATTTACTAAGAGGTGTGTCTTTTGCCATGTTTTCTCACTCCATTTCCTAGGTGTACTTCGCTACCATCAGACTTTCGCATGACGATATTTCTAAAGTAGTTTCCTCTTTTTAAATATGTTTTGATAGCTTCTTCCATAGCTTTCTCGGAAGTGCCATCGTTAAATGTGAAGGTATATCCTCCAGCTTCTTTCTTAATCATTTTGCTGTTATTCTCTCCTCATAATCGGCGTAATCTTCATTCCACCAATGAGGCTTGTCTCTGTGAGACCATGCTGCAAATGTAGCTTTGTCAAGATGATAATAATCTCGATAACTCTGTATAGGATTATCGTAGTCTTTCAACTCATCTGGCATTGCCAATCCAAATTCTGTAAATCCTAGTCTGGGCATATTCTTTGGCTCAGGTAGTTTGTTTACTACTTCTACTATAGATTTGTGTTGTTTGCCATAACGATAGTGGTACTCATCATTTAACGCGTTAGCGTAACAATGAGTCCACTCAAAGTTATCCAAGCTCGACCTTACCCATATCGTACACGGATGATTATACATCATCGGTAGGTATGGCGTGAGCGGTCGCTGGTCAAGCGGTAGGTGCTTAATCTTGGCTTTCTCACTATTTAGTACCTCACGTTCGTCCTTGTCAAGCGCACGGGGTACAAAACCTAGTTTGGCATCAATCCATATCGCAGTACATAAGAGTTGTGCTGCCTCGAGAGGCATCTTTACTATGTGCTTGTCGACATGATACTCTGCGCATTTGTCTAGGTCTTCGTCTAAATAAAATAAATTCATTACGCAATCCAGCACTTATACTGAGGACATTCGCCAGTATCTGACTGTACTGATGTTCCGCAGTGTTTGCATTCTCCGTAATGGTATGTTTCAAACTCTTTTGTTTCTGAGTTCCACATATTAACTGTTTTGTGTTCGTTGTATTCTGTATTTTTCATATGTATATTATACTAAAATTATAAGCATATGTCAAGTATTATTTTCTGATTTCTTACAATATGGACACCTCATGCTAATGGGTACATAAACTATATTACGTACCCACTTGCAATAGTGTTTCCACATCGACTCCATGGTTTACTTGCTATTGATTTTGTCCTTTGCTGTACCAGCGTAAAGTCCAAACCAAGCCGCACCTGCACCAACAACAATACTAATCAAACCTGATTGTTCCATTGAAGGGTCTGGTAAATCCATAAACCATATTGTACATTTATAGAGTAGTACAATGTATACTGTTAGAAATAAACGAGGGAAGATTCTCCAAGCGTCTATCATTGAAGATAGCCAAATCCAGCGTTGCCACGGATTCTCAGGTTCTTTATCATTTTCTAACTTTAATATTTCAGCTTTCAGATTACTGTTTTCGGTGACGAGTTCCATAAACTTATTAAGGTCTATCTCTACTTCGTTCCGTGACATATCTCCTGAAAACTGATTACTTGGTTCTGCCATATTGTTCTCCTACGGCTTCCAATCGTACCAATCTTTCCTTTTAAATGGTTTGTCTCCTCTTTCTTGAAAGTGAAAACTAATTGATATTCTTGGACTCAGGGTCTCGACCCTATGATATTGTCCCTTAGGAATGTAAAGTAAATCACCTTCGTCAAGGACAAAACTTTCGAGTAAGGTTGCAGAGCCAGGATTGTAAGGCATTCCTGGACGGTGAAATTCATTATATATAAACCACCTTATCTTACCCCTTACATGAAATAAAAAATTATCTGTAGAGTCAGAATGAATACTAAATACTTTTGCATCTTTTTGACCACTGCAATAAATGTTTGCTTGTCCAATACCATAATGTTTCTCAAACTCTTGGCACTGTTGCCACATTTGTTTGTTAAGAAACTCACTGATGGTCAGTATAAAACTGTGTCCATCTCTCCACATTTTTAATAAATCTTCTCTAGTTTTTGGTTGGGGTGACTTTTTCTTGCACCACTTGTTACCATCATGGTCAACTACTTGTAGTTGTGGGGTTCTATCCCATTGACTGATTTTGTACTGATTTAAATAGTTGTCAAATTCTTTCCAACTAAAGTAATCTTGAAATCTATCTTCAGACTTAATTACAAAGTGTCTTTTACCTTTGTATCTTTCGTTAAATTGTTTAAGACCCACTGGGCCTAGCAGCTCCTCAAACTTCAAGGTCTCTTACCTCATCTACTAATTGCCACCAATAATCTGTTATATCTCTTCTTTTGTGGGTTGCTTTTGCAGTCATCAAATATGGACTATGCCACGGCTGAAAACTAAGTGCGGTTAAATGTAAGTGAAAAATATTGTCTAAAGGGTACTGTGGTAACGTATTTTCTTTTGCGTTATACTCTCCATCTGTGATGTCTCCATCAAAACAGTTCCATCTAGAATCTACTCTAACTACTGCTGGATTATCTGATGCATCATTTGGATTGCCTCTTTCTCTTATTCTTTGCATAAACATCCATTTGAAACTAGGTTGTGTAGCGCCCCAGCTATGGCACTCATCCCAAGTAAAAAATTCTTGAGTCTTGGAACAGTCCATCATCATCATACTATCGCAATATCCTCCTCTCGGACCTCCCTTTACTGTTAGTTTTGAGTCATATATCATTGCGAAAGGTCTACCTAACATATTTATAGAATAAAACTCTGCAATATTTCTAAAGTTTATCATATCCATATCCATATAGATAGCATTGCCCTTAAAGCCCATAAGTTTTGGTATTACATAGCGTAATCCTGTAAATGGAGTTCCCCAACCAAATGATGACACTCCAGGAAACATACTAGGTCTTAGAAAAGTTACATTTAAAGGTCTAGTAGAGTTTTTGTGTAGTGTATATAATAATACTTTTTCTTGTATTCTATCGGCAGGATGGTCACTTGCTCCAACAAATATTGGTATAGGAGTTTGATTATGTGGTTTTGGTACTGCAATTGTGTGTGCGTTACCATCAATTTGTAAATGTTGGCTCAACTTATCGTTTGCTCTTAGATATTTTTCATCTGCACCATGCCCTGTTACATTTTCTTCTATCTGTGTGTCTCCTTGATGGTGGTGAATATACTTTTCATCTACAGGTATATTAAAACTTGCGTTGGTTTGATGTGTTTTAATTTCGTAAAAATCAGTTTTCATTTATATAATACCTCTATAAAACTATGCCCCTCTTCTGGGTATACACAACTTACTGATGTGTTTCCTACTACATCATACTCCTCTTCTTCAACATCTCTTACCCATATCCTTTTTTGGTTCCAAAAATCTGATCTCCATGAAGGTGTAGTGTTTACTTTGTCTATCTCTCCCATTAATGCTACAGGGTCTCTTTCTACGCTACCTACTAGTATATTGCTATTTAAAGATATATACACAGCTTTTCTTTTCATAGGTTGATGAAAGCCTCTGCCTTTGAATTTTATTAGGGTTATTTTTAGGGGAGTTGAGTACTGGTCAAAAGTGCCTGTTAAGTTTAATTCTCTTACGACTTTCTCTTTGTACTGTTGCCATAGGGGATGGGTGTGGTTGTAGTCACCTCTTTTGTAGAATAGTATAGCATCACACCAAGGAGCTGTCCAATCACTGCTCCATACGTTTCTACTTGCTATCGATTTTATTACTGATATTGTTAAGTTCATTTTCTAAAGTTGTTATTCTGTTGATTAATTCGGGATAAACTTCAAACTCATGCAGTTCTTTGCAGGGGTGTGAATTAGCTTCTAATTCTACTATTCTTTCTTCTAGTTCTTCGCTCCAATCTTCTAGTTCCCAAAATCTATCTTGTGCTGGTTGGTTTTTATCAAACCACTTAGCTGAAGAGTTTAGTTCTTTTCTCCAGAATAATAAAGTTAAAAATGCTTTTAGTTTGTCCATTGTTGGTTTACTACGGAGTATTCACTACTTGTTGTAGGTTTTATTCCTGAAATATCTGTTTTGTTTCCTTCTGCTAAAATTTGTGCAAACTCTTCCATAGTGGATGTATATTTAGAAGGTAATGTAAATTGTATTATAACTCTCTTATGACTGCCTAAATTTCTATCGGATAGATACTGTCTTCCGTCTAGTTTTCCTATTAAGCAATTCCAAGCTTTTTGTCCTGTATACTTAGAGTCTTTGTATTTGTAGTGTTTACCATCTGATACATAATTTGTAATACCAATACCTGAATTCCATATGAATCTTGCAAAGTTTATTGGTTTATTTTTACCACTGTGCCAAGGAGTCCACCCATGATGTTCGGGTTGTATTTCCCATGTGTCCATTTCCCATGCTTGATTATTAGTTGTCTTTCTTATCCAGTTTAGTAACTGGTACTTCGTAAAGCAAGGAACTGGTTTGTTAAATGTTTTTATTCCTGTTCTAGCTTCGGGATAATGTTCAAATTCACTTGTATTAAAATGTCTACCTGAATAGTCTACTCCATTTGATTCTTCTATTCTGCCATCATCTGCTGTCATAACTTCTTTTAATCTAGCCATGCTCACATTTGGACTAGGTAAATACCTAAATGTAGAAGGATGTCTTAGTACTTGTTGTGCTAATTTATCTAAATCTTCTAGTATACCTCTATTGTTTATTAAAAGTTTTTTCATTTGTCATCTTTTATCTCGCTTGGAGCTGTAACTGTTCGATAGTATATTACTACTTCTCCTAGTTGGTTGATGTACCTTTTTAATTCTTGCATATCTTCTGACATGACTTTATAATCACCAATGGTCGTTCCTACAAATAGTACTTCTCCATTGTTTTGTTCTTTCATTTCATCCAAGAACTGGTCTAGGTAGGTATAACCTTCTGGCCACTCTGGATTTTCTGTATCTTCTTTAAGACAAGTCTTTGGTCTTTTCATACTACCATCATCTTGTACTCTTTTGATACATGGGTTTGTAATTCTTGCATTTGATACTACCCACCATTGAGGAGCTGTAAGCTCTACTGGTCTTGGTAAATCAGGTTGCATGATGTCGATTTCAATTGGTTTTGATACTATCTCTACTTTCTTAGTAGGAAGTAAACTACAACTACTAATCGTTAGTGCTAGGCACAGTAAGCTCGTATAACTTTTCTGTATCATCTTCCATTCCCTCCATCACTTTTTCACTACCATTGTTGAACCTGTTAGTCATAAGACCAGGCTTTTTCAATGCTAGCATATCTAAATTGTGTCTGCTAAATATTGCAAGATACTCTGCTTTTTCAGCTTCTATTTCTGAGTTTCTTCTAGACATACTCATAAGAGACTTACCTTGTTTTTCGTAAGACTCTCGCAGTGTGTCCATTGCCTCTTGCTGGGCTTGCACTGCATTTTCTAACTTGATATTGTTTTCTTTTAAGGTTTCATTCTGACTGTATAGAAAGTAACATAGACCTCCTAATACAACTAATCCACCTATTGTTAATTGGTTCATAATTCTTGAATCCTGTAATTAAGTCCATCAGCACCACTAATTTCTACTAGTTCTCCTTCTTCTGTGATGAATGATATATACTTTGGTTGCTTTTTGATGAACTTCTTGACGATAAACTCTTGGTCGTCTGCGTCTCCCCAAGTAGCATTATAACTAACTTTGAGACTATAATAGGTAACGAATAAGTTTTTAAACCAAAACCACCACTCACCTACTTTATCTAGAAACTTAGACATTGCTCCAGTCTTTCCCCTCGTATAGTAAAGCTTCTGCTTCCCTTCTTCGGATTAATCCTTCAAGCACTTTACCACCTGCCTTGTTCCACCTTTTGATTTGAGCAGGTACACCAGCATGATCGCTAGCGTTGATGACTTTCAACATAGTTGAAGAGCGAAGATTTCCATTACCTAGATTGAACACCCATGATACAATTGCATCGAATTGGCACTGAGAAAGTGGAACGGTTACGGCTGTGTTCACATAGTTTTCGTACTCCTCTATCTCGTGTACTAACATCTCATCTGCTTCTGCTTTAGTAACTACATCTCCTTCTTTGACATCTTTTATATGTCCATATCCGATAGTCCATACTCCAGCCGCGCACTTGTACGCTTCTGTTTCCATACCTTCGAACTTTTTAATTAGGGATAATCCCTCTATTGAAATTTGCATATTTTCTCCTATAGGTTGGGGAGCCGAAGCTCCCCTAATACATTCTGACAGTTTAAGTAAGTACCGTAACACTCTGCACCATTATGCCACCAAAGGCTACCACTAATGTATAATTAGCTACCATGTTGCAGAACTCTCCGTTCTCACATATACTATCACGAACTTTTGATAATGTTCTCATCAATTAATCTCCAAGATTTTCCTCTTGGAATCTGGAGTTCGTAACAGTCTGATTGTCAGCAATCCGTCTTGTAGACTTACTTCTTCTACTTGTAGGTCGGCGTTTAGAATAAATCTTCGTTCAAAAGACTTTAAACTTAATCCTTGATGAATGAAATTTTCATCTTCTCCTAGTTTTGTTTCTTTTTTACCCTTTATGTGGAGTTCTTTGTTATCAAAGATAATCTCCAGTTCTTCTTTTTTCCACCCTGGCACTGCAACTTCTATACGATAGTCTCCTGCCTTTTCGATTAGGTTATATCTAGGATATGCTGCATCCGTATAAGACGGCAGTGTAGGCATATCCAATCCAAGCCAAAATTTGCTTAAATCTATACTCATAATTTTCTCCATAATTCCTTTTCAGTAAATAATTCACGCCTCCTTACGGTAGACGCACCAATATGCAAGTGAATTCTATCACTTACTAAATAATTATATCAAAAATTAACCTTGATGTCAAGAACTATTTTTCAGAGTCATCAAACTCTAGGAGTCCTTTCTCTTCCAAATAGTCTACCGTGGTTTGGATTCCGATTTGTTTTCCTATCGTAAATGCACAAGCTGTACACATAACTAAAAATATTCCATAACTTATATCATTTTCTATCATAGATAATATTATAGCAACTTTCCAAGCATAAGTCAAGAATTATGTTCAACATACCTAAAAATAGTTCTTGACTTTCGCTCAAATTTTTTGTATAATATAGACATATGAAAAGAACATGGACTATAACAGAAAAAGAATACATCAGACGGCATTACAATGTAAAGTCAACGGAAGATATTGCACTTGCACTGGACAGGAGTCCAGCATCTGTCACCTCATTAGTATACTATCTAAGAAAACGTGGATGGACTTTCAACAGGAGGTCAGATGCCAAGAGTTGATGCTAAGAACATGAGTTTCGAAAAAGCACTGCGTATCTTTCGCAAAAAATGTGACAATGCTGGGATAAAAGAAGAGTGCAGAGATAGAAAATATTACATCAAACCCAATGTCAAAAAGAATCAAACGAATAACTATAGGAAAAGAACACGAGAGTTAGAGGCACGAAAAGCATTTCAACTCGAAAGAAGATTACGAATCACAAAGAGAATCTAACCTATAGAAAATTGTCTTCATAATAGAACTAAATTTCACAACCCTCACAGAAACCCCAAACTATTTTATTATCATCTTACCCCGAAACAACACACAAATCCATACTGCTGAGAAAAACACTTCTTGCATTATGATAAAAAGTGTGATAAAATATTTATATTAATTTGATATACAGTCAATACAAACTACCAGTTACACTGGTTCTTCCTAACTGATGTATGATGCTGGAGTGAAGCGTCAGCGGGAACGACAGCAGAACATCCAATCTGGGAAAGAGATACAGTGTTTATTGTATAATCAATATCAACAAGATACAACCAAGTATCGACTAAGTTCAACTCATGAGCTTATAAACTCAACATAACAACTAATTCGTACAAACTCGTCTGAAACTAACGAAACTTGCACCAATTCAAATTTTTTAAAGCACACAAAAAACCCACAATTAAGTGGGTTCATGTCAAATTCTGTCTAACTTGTCGTTAGTCCCAGAAGCTTCCTCTTGACTTAGGTACATCTGCCTGTAGCATTCTTAGTCGCCTTACTGATAGTTCAGTCTTGAATCCATCAGCGAATTCTAACTTGGCTTTATACCCGTTGGGACTTTCGATAAGCTCTAACACTTCTGCATATATTCCATGCTTGTCTATTGTTCCTAGGTTTTCACCTGCTTTTACTAA